TGGTTTATAGATTCCTTTATAGGACATAAATAGAGTAGGTAGTTTATCAGTATTTAGCGTGCCTAGACAGCTAAACATAGAAGATGTCAAGCCACTGATAGGTAATTTGTCAAGATCAAATTACTATCAAGTACAGTTTGGTGGGTTATCTCCAAGACTCAGGGGATATCTTGGGTCACGTGGCGTAGATAACGCATTTATATCAGAAGATTCTGGTTTGTTATGTTACAGTGCTCAACTTCCTGGGTCATCTTTGGCTGGAACTGAGTCTACGAATTTCGCTGGAATTACGGAGACAATGGCACATAGGAGGGTATTTACTTCTCTTTCATTGGAGTTTTATTGCGACACTCAATATAGATCTCTAAAGTTTTTAGAGCACTGGATGGAATATGTTGCTAGTGGAAACGGATTCGCAGACTATGCTGATAGAAACTATACATATAGAATGAATTACCCAAATGATCCTACTAGTGGATACAAATGTGATTCCACAAAAATATATAAGTTTGAATCTAGTTTGGAGAGAGTAATGGAATATTCATTCCTAGGTTTATTTCCAATTAATTTATCATCAACTCCAGTTAGATATGGTCCTAATAGTGAGCTAACGAGAGTTACTTGTGAATTTAGATATGATAGATATATTGCGGGATCTATCCTGTCATATGATACCGTGAGGGGATTTGGAAATAATTTAGAATCAGGTGTGACTAATGCGTTCTCTGATTTAAATTTTAATGGATTTACCAACACACTTAACACAATTAACCGAATAGCTGGACCTGTTTCAGATATTTTAAACTTATTCACTAACTAAATATAAAAAAAGCTGAAGATCTATGGCATTAAGTAAAACACTTCAGTATCCCACTAATATTGCTTCGGGCAATAATGATTATTTTATGGTGGGTATTTTTAATTATCAACCACCTGGTAGTGGGAGACGTATAGGCAGAGATACTGATAATAGAGTTTTAAATATTACCGGAAGTAAAGGTACTAGAAACTTAAAAAGATCACTATCAAATATTATTTTGCCAATGCCTGATAATATTTCAGATTCAAATGCTGTTACTTGGGATAGTGATAGTTTGAATTCTCTTCAACTTGCAGGTATAAATGTTGCGGAGGATATTTTAACTGCCCTCAAAGCAGAAAACGCAAATAAGGCAGAGCAACTAGGTAAGGTTGTCAATAAGTTCTTTACTGGTGCTGGTGGAGCAGCTCTAGATCCTACAGTACGTGACGCTGTTAAAAAGTCCTTGATTGGTGAGGCAATTAATGTTGTTGGTGGTAATATTGACGCACAGTCTTTGATTAGTAGGACTACTGGGCAGGTATTGAATCCAAACCTAGAGCTCCTATTCAAAGGTGTTATCTTGAGAGAATTTAACTATTCATTTACTCTCACACCAAGAGACCTTAACGAATCGAATCAGATTAAGCAAATTATTTCTACCTTAAAGCAGTCTATGTCTGCGAAAAAAACTGCTTCTAATGGTGGTGGTCAGGGGGCATTCATCCAAGCACCAGATGTTTTTCAGCCTGTTTTTATGCAAGGTTCTAGAGCACATCCGTTTTTATATTCTATTAAACAGTCTGCTCTAACTGGAATGAATGTTAATTATATTGGAACTGGATCATATGCTACTTATGGTGACGGTACACCAGTGAAAATGCAGATGCAGTTGAGGTTTAGGGAGTTAAGTCCTGTATACAATGAAGATTATAGATCTGTTAATGATGGAGTTGGATTCTAATGTCATATTTTAGACAGTTACCAAATATTGAGTATCAAAACTTTTTAACTTCTAGTACTGGATCGCAGGATTACTTATTACTGAAAAATATTTTTCTCAGGGGTAAGTTGAGAGATGACCTTCAAAGTAATGTTACTGTTTTTCAAAAATATAATATTCGTGGAGATGAGAGACCAGATCAAATAGCATATAATGTATACGGGTCTTCCGATTATGACTGGGTTGTTTTAGTAACAGCTAATATCATAAATTATCAAAACGATTATCCCATTACAGTGCAGCAATTGTATGATTATATCATTGAAAAGTACGGTGATGCTGCAAATAATATCAATTACTATGAGAGTACTGAGGTCAGGGATAGTAGCGGGAGATTGATTTATCCACCTGGAGTTGTTGTTGCGCCTGATTTTACAATACAAAACCCAGATAATCCATTCCAAAAAATTTCACCTATACGTGGCATCACTAATTTTGAATATGAGACTAATAAAAATGATAAGAAGAGAGAAATTTATATACTGAGACCATCTTACTTGAATCAATTCCTCAACGATATGCGAGACATTTCCAAGTATGGATTTAACTCCGAGTATGTAAATTCGAGTACTATTAGGGCAGCCAATACTAAAAATACGAGTCCCTGATGGCTAAAAAGAAGAAAAAGTCTAATAATAGGATTCGTCCTTTATTAGATGAATTAACTGGTGCAGAGTACGCCGAAGATATTATGGATGATCTCATACCATTATTGAGCGATACTCAAACCCAAATGCCAATCCCAGGTAAGGTATATGTGTACGTATACTTTGCATCAACACCAAATATACTTAGTGACAGATACCCCATAGTTCAGGTCAAGGGAGTATATGACTGGGGGTGGACTGGTATGAATTTGCATATTGGTAAGCAAAGAAACTATAATTTTGGGGGAAACACAACTCCCTTGTTTATGCTAAAACCCAGTGAAGTTCAGTCTGCTTTGACTCTGCCTTTGATGAGATTATATCAAAATTAACCTCCTAAATAACTATAGCATTCCTTTTACTATATTATGGCTCTTCCAAAGATCGCCAAGGTGACCCATGAAGCCATTGTGCCTTCTACGGGTAAGAAAATTAAGTTCCGTCCTTTCCTTGTTAAGGAAGAAAAAGTTCTTATTTTAGCTCGTGAGTCTAATGATCAAGCTGAAATGGTTAGGGGAATTAAAGATGTTATTGAGGCTTGTGTACTTACTAAAGGATTTTCTACAGAAAATCTAGCAACTTTTGACATTGAATACTTATTCCTATCTATCCGTGGCAAGTCTATTGGAGAAGATGTTGAAGTTATTATTACTTGTCCAGATGATGGTGTTACTCAAGTAACCCAGACAATTTACTTGGATGAGGTCAAAGTTGTTTTTGATGATGAGCATTCAAACAATATTAAAATTGATGATACGTACTCTATCCAGATGAAGTATCCTAATATTGAAACTGTTATGGGTGCAGATCAAGAAGACATCAGTATTACGGATAGCCTGGAACTAATCGCATCCTGCATTAGTATGATTTTCTCTGAAGAAGAGTCCTGGGCAGCAACCGAATCATCAAAGGAAGAGTTGATTGAGTGGATAGAAGATTTAGAGCCAAAGCAGTTTGAAGGAATTGAAAAGTTCTTTACAACAATGCCTAAACTAAGTCATACCATTCAGGTTACTAATCCAGAAACTAAGGTGACTAGTGATGTTGTACTTGAGGGGCTAGGATCTTTTTTCGCATAAGTATGGCTCATGAAGATCTTGAGTCATACTATAAAACAAACTTTGCACTTATTCAACACCATAAATACAGTCTTAGAGACATTGAAGATCTAATCCCTTGGGAAAGAGACATTTATGTCACTCTACTAAAGAACTGGATTGAGGAAGAAGAACAGCGCATAGCACAACAGTAATACTACAAATGAGTTTATTTGGAGCTGCTAGTTCAGGTGTTGATCCCCAATCAGGGGCATACCTGTCAAAACAACAAAGAATCGCTATGTTCCGCGCTTCGCGTGGAATGAGCGGTGGAGATGGTGGTGGATCCGATAAATCTAATAGTTCTGGTGGCGTACAGCCAAAATCTGCTATTGTTGTTGCTAATAAATTTGCGACTATAACGCAGTCATTAAACAATACTTTTCAGCAGTCAGCGACTAATATTTCTGATCAGGCTCAGACTAATAAAAAGTCTATTGAGAATCTGTATAAAATTATCTCTGATAAGAGAGATCAAGAATTAAAAACTGAAAAGCAAGAGACTAGACAAGCTTCATTAGACCTTGAAAGGAATAAAAGAACAGCAAGAGAGAATTTTGTTGAGGGATTGTCCAAGGCTGCTGCCGCAGCAGTAGCACCACTACAGAAAACTGCCAATGCCGTAACCGGAAAGGTTATGGGTTTTTGGGATAAACTGAAAAAAGCATTATTACTATTAGGTGCTGCTTGGATAATTGATAATCTACCAGCAATACTGGACAGTATTAGGTCATTTGATTTAAGTATTGATAGTTTTAGTACCGCTGTTGTTGGCATATTGCCGAATGTCCGTGGTATTTTTAATATATTTGATGGAATTGTAAGGGGAATATTAAGAGGTGTTAGGAGGGTTGCATCTACTGCGTTTAGAATTGCTTCTAAAATTGCCACTTCCGCATTTAGAATTGCTAAAAAGATATTTAACGCAATATTTGATGTAACATCTAGAGTTGCTAATGCAATATTTAATGGGATCAAAAGATTAGGAAGTAAGTTATTTAATTTATATAAGAGCGCCAAAAATGTTCTTAGTGGTGGTCTTAAATCTGCTCAAGCTGCTAAAAATGCTAAACCACCTAAACCAAAGGGATTTTTTGGAAATATTATTGATAAGTTAAGGGCGGGTGGTAGTAAAGTCAAATCCTTTGCTAGCAGAGTTGGCGGTAAGCTTGGCTTTGATAAGATGCAGGAGGGTGCTAGCAACTTTATGCGTGGATTTAAAGATTTTGGTTCCAAGGCAATGGAGAAATTAAATCCATTGAAAGGTTATGCCGCAAAGGAAGGTATTGCGACAGGTAATCCAACAAGTAGACTAAAAGGAATAGAGGATCTCCTAGGGAAGGTCTTTAATGCAGCTGGTATCGCTGGTAAGGCAGGTAACAAGTTACTAACAGGTATTGCAAAAATAGCAAGACCTCTTTTGAGACTTCCTGGAGTTGGTATTGCGGTTGATATAGCACTCAATAAAGCAGGTGGTCAAGGTAATGAAGAGGCTCTTATTAGAGGACTTGCTTCTGGCATTGCTGGTATGGTAGGAATGAAGGCTGGTGCTACTATTGGTGCTGGTATTGGAACCATAGCAATCCCAATTCCAGTTATTGGTACTGGTGTTGGTGGCATTTTAGGTGGTCTTATTGGTAGTATTCTTGCCGCAAATACAGCTGATGCTTTGGCTAAAGCTGGGATGACGATGGCTGGAATGGAAACCACGTCAGATGAGACTATGGCTGGTAATTATAGTAATATTATTGAAAATATTACTAACAATAATAATACAGCTACGGTTACTCCCGCTTCAGATAGTAAATCAACTCACCCAGAAACCTCTATTAAAATTAGTCCAGGGGATCGGGTAGATGCTGGTAGCTTTAGTACGCCAGAAGGAATGCAATTGTCTGGTGGTCTTCCAGCTAGTACTTTCAACTTGGAAGAGCTTCCTCCAATTATGTCACGTATGAAAAAAGAGAAGCCAGCTGAAACTCTTCCACAGCAGGAAGTTCAATCGATTAATACTAGAGATCCCCAGAGTAATATTTACAGGGAACTTGCTGGTAAGATTTATCAGTTATCTGAAGTAGGTGTTAACTAATGGCTAATCCCGCTGTCACAACAAAAGCAATAGGTATTGCTAGAAATTTAGTAAGAGGCTCAAGAACCTTTCTTAAAGGGGTAGCTTCTACTTCTAATTCTGTCATAACATCTACTGGAGATAAAATTAAAGCTACAAGTTTAAAAATTAAAAATGAAAATTTAAGTCAGAGGAGAAAGGAAAGAGATACTGAAGAGCTTGAAAGAAGAAAAAGCAGAGAAAAAAGTAGAGAGGGGGGAATTGTACCTGCAGCAACTAAAATTGTCGATGTGGTTGTCAAAAAACCATTAGCTTCTTTATGGAAGCTTATAGCTGCTTGGGCTGTTGATAATTTACCCTGGATAATTAAGCAGGTTGAAATTTTTATTAAGAAGGTAAAGGTATTTACTGGATCCGTGAAAAGGGCTATTACTTCAACTGGAGCCACATTTAAGTCTCTTGGTAAAATTATGAATGCCTTTGTACAAAATATAAAGGAGTTTGATTTTACGGATAAATCAGGCAGGATTGAAACTGCTAAAGAAGAATTGGATGAAAATCTTGAGGATATATCTACATCCGTCAGTGAAATGGGAGCAGTCTGGGGAAGAGAGGAGGAGGAGCTAGATTATATTCTAGAGAAATTTAAAGCTGATGAAAGTATAGAAAAAATACGTTCTGAACTTGATAAAGAATTTAAAGAAGAGGAGCCAGTTGCTAAACCAAAAACACCTGCCTTTGGTTCTCAAGCTTCTGAATCCAGTGGCAGTGGTGCTAAGATTAAAGGAACGGCAGAAGAGTATAGGATTGCCGCAGCAATCGCCACAGAGGCAGGTAGAGGTGTCTCAGCTACTGATGTGCTCCAAGTAGGTGCTAATCGTGTGGCAGATAGTCGCTACCCAGATAACTTCACTGATGTCTTTGCCCAGCCCGATCAATTCCAAGGTGTTTTTGATAGGGGAATAGGCAAATATCGCAAAATCAAAACTGCCGAAGATGCCGCAGCTTTCTCTGGGAGGTCTGTTGAGCAAATCAATGGATATATCGCTGATATGCGTAATTCTGGTTTTAGAGCTGATTCAGCCAAAGAGATTCGTGGCGCACTTGAGTTTCGTGCTGCCCCTGGCTACTACAAGAAAAGACCAAGTGAACGTCCCGCTGGAACTGGTGCTGATGGACGCATCCCAGGCTCTTCCTGGCGTGGTGGTTCTGGTGATAACCAAATCCTTCGTGACCCCAGTAAAGGTGATCCAATGAGGGCTGGTGGGGCGGCACCCATTAACTATCCGCAGGGTGGCACATTATCTTCATCAGATATCCCAACACCAAAGGAAAAGCCACCAAATGTTCAGGCTCCACGACCAGCAGCTTCCTCTGGCACATCTACCGTTAAAGATGAGTTTATGGGTGGAAAGTCTAGTAAAATTGTAACTACTAGTAAATTCGGTATGAGAGAGCATCCTACATTTGGTGGTTACAGAATGCATAATGGTATTGACCTAGCTCCTCCTGGAGCTGGTTATAGGGTAGCATTGAAACTTTCTGGTAAAGTTACTAGAGTGGATTTTGATCCACGTGGATATGGTAATTTTGTAATTATCACTTCAAAAGAAACTGGGAAGAGTTATATGTTTGCTCACCTTAAATCTGTTTATGTAAAGAACGGTGATTCCTATACTGGGCAGGCTATTGGTGAAATTGGAAGTACAGGTACAAGTACTGGAATTCACCTTCATTATGAGGTTTATATTGGTGGTAAGGATGGTAAGGCAATTAATCCCGAACCATATCTCAATCTGATAAGTATTGGTAAGAAACTTTCGAGGCAAGAAACGGCTGCTCCAGCTAATGGAAATAGTGCTTTATCTTCAGCTAAAAATATGTTCTTGGATACTCTGTCTTCTATTAAGACTGGAGGAGAAAAGATTATTAATAATACAATAGTAATGACACAGAAAGAATATATTGAGGTGGAATAAATAGTATAGGTGAATCTGTGTCGTAATGTCAATTAGACCATCTCTATATAGAGTACTTACAATTAAAAAGGACGGTAAGACTGTAGATTTCAGATTAGCTGCAACATCTATTGATTTCTATGAGGATGTCTTGTGTCCTACCGTTTCTTGTACGATTCAAATTGCCAATTCGGGTGGAGCAATTAAGAGTGATGAAACTGGTAAATATGTTTCTTTATACGAGGGTATGAAGATTCGTAAGGGTGAGGAAGTAGAACTTTATATTCAGAGTAACTCGGCAACAAACCAAGATTTGGATTATGCGACCAGAAGATCACTATATGTTAATGATATTACCGACTTAATTAGAGACGACAGGGCTGAATTTTTCAAGCTTCATTTATTTTCTAAAGAAGCTTATATGAATGAGATGGTATTTCTGGAGAAAAAGTATGGCGAGTCAACTAGAATTAGTGATCACGTACAGACTATAATTGATGAAAGTTTTCAGTCTTCAATTGAGGCAGATATTGACACAACTTCAGTGAACTATGGTTTCTGGGGAAGTCAGATGAAGCCATTTGAAGCTATAATGAAATTGGCAAGTAAAGCTAACTCGGAAGGTAGTTTAAATTCGGACACAGGAAATTCATCAGCAGGATTCTTTTTCTATCAGACCAGGAGAGGATTTGCATTTAAGTCTATAGATAATCTGGTAGCTCAGTCAGTTGATGTGCCCAAATATGTTTATACTGAATATAATGGATCTCCTAATGATTTTGAGCCACGAGGAGATTTAATATCAATTGATTATAAAATAAATCATTTTGTCATAAATCAAGCTGGAAGTTTGGCTGAAGATCTGCGCAAAGGAGTTATCGCTTCTGCTAGAAGGTTTTTTGATCCAGTTTCATTTAATGTTACTGTTGATAATATTTTTAGTCAAGATAATTATGGAACTATTCCAACTCTAGGTGAACGGATTAGTGAAGAAACACCAAAATTGGGTAATATTGACCTATCAAAATTTCCAACCAAAATTATTACAGAAACTTTTGATAAGGGTACTGCTAATCCAAAAGTGAGTACTAAAAGTAATGTAGATCCAACATTATTTTCATCTCAAAGGAAAATGAGATATAATTCTCTGTTTGCTCAGTCGGTTAGTATTCAAGTTCCATTAAATACTAATTTACACGCAGGAGATTTGATTGATTGTGTATTTGCTAGTATTGGTGATAGTGACCTAACGGAGCCAGATAGAACCCAAATTAGCGGTATATATATGATAAAGGAATTGTGTCATCATTATGATCCAAGAACTTCTTATACATCTATGATGTTGACCAGAGACACTTACGGCGAAAGACAGAAGTAATCATGAGACTTTATTTCGGCAGAATTGCTCCAACAGAACCACAGCAATCACAAGTAGCTGGTGGTGGATGGTCTTGGAGATATAAAGTTCGTATCTTTGATAAACATCCTCCAGATAAGAATGTATTGTCTGATGACGACTTACCGTGGGCTCAAGTATTGATGCCTGTTACTGCAGGCTCTGGTGCCGCAAATTATGCACAGACCCCATCATTAAATCAGGGTGATACTGTTAGCATTGCCTACTATGATGAAGATGAGCAACAACCAGTTATTACTGGAGTTCTGCCAAGAACTGATGTAGTATCTAATAGTGATCCATCAGAAAGTGGAAAAACTGGATATCTACCACATACTGGATTTACTGAAAACAAGAATAAAAATAGTAAAGTTCCTGATGATGAATCTAATCAAAATAATCTAAATAGTCAGCCATCAAAGAGAACTGACAAATTAGCATCTGCTGTCGGCAGTAAAATTGCGTTGGCAGATACTTGTGATCCCAATGGATATAAAGCTTCTGCTGTAACCAATGAGATTAATAACTTACTGGGAGAAATTAAAAAATTTACTGACAATGCGGCTCGTGTTGAGTCTATGATTGCCGGTACAATTGATAGAGTACACGCTCTAGTGAATCCATATGTTGGAGAAATGATATTTAACTTATTTGATGGGTTAGTTCCTTTATTGAATGCTGGATTGAGTGCGTTATACAAAAAAACATTTGCCGCAGTTCTAGCAGCAACTCAAAATCCTGTTAAAGCTAAACTAGCAGCGGAAGCTGTTCTAATTGCTTTACAGCCACCAATTTTAATACTACAAGAAGCTATTCAATTGATAGCAAATGAAGTAGTCTCTGGTATGCTAACAAAAATTGAAGACCTAGTTAGAGATACTATCGAAAACAACGATAATTTCAGTAGCTGTGCTGGTGCTCAATTTAATTCTGCTCTAGTTAATTCAATTATTAATGATATTGATGATGGCATTTCCCCATTACTAAAAGCTGTGGCGACTATTTTGAGTGGTGGATTTAGTACTGAAGATGCCCTACGATCCACTATAGATATTGTTAGAGATTTTGCTGGGGGGCTTTTGGCATTGAATCAGAGTGGTAATAAATGTAGTGGACTTGTGAAAGAATATATTGTTGGTCTTGGTGCTGCTGACAGTATTGGTGATATTTTGGACGATATACTTAAAGCAGCTAACGTTGCTAATGGGGCTATAGAAGAAATTACTGGTTCTGCTGATAGTTTGACTAGGCAATTTGGTGATTTCCCATTCTTGAGTGAATATTCTGGCAATACTAGTGCGATCTCTAATTGTACAACAGATCTCCCTACAACTTGTTTTGGACCACAAGTTCAAATTTTTGGAGGAAGAGGTGAAGGTGCTACAGCGGAGGCATTTGTTGGTAGGTATGTTGATACTGTAGATGAAAGAACTATCACTGATAAGCAAGGTGGCGTTGTTTCTATCGAGGTGACTAATGGTGGTGAAGGTTATGTATATCCACCATTTGTAGAGATTACAGATAACTGTGGGCTTGGGATTGGTGCTGTAGCAAGGTCTGTTATCAATAGGGAGGGTAAAGTAATTAGAATTTATATTGTAACTCCTGGAGAGGGCTATCCATCATCTGGTGAGGAGTTATTTGTTGTGAGTGATGTACAGATAATCACTGGCGGCTTTGGTTATTCTCCTGGTATCGTACAGGATCAGTATGGTGGAAGATATGAAGTACTTCCTAATGAAAGAGGAACTGTGGTTAATATATTACCAATTAATATCGTTCAAATTCCTAATGACCTTGATAGTAATGAGCTTATCATCAATATACCTTCTGTAGATCCACCAATTCCTCCTGGGGGAAGTCTTGTCAACGATAGTCCAATTGCTTCTGAACCAATAAATACAGGTAAGATATATGATGCTAATGGTAAATTTGTATCTAATGCCATTATTGGCAGTGGATTGACTTATACGCCAGTCCTAGTGAGACTACCTACGGCAGAGCAAATTGCTGCCGGTGAGATTTCCGATAGTCTTACTCCAAGACTTCTACAGACAGAAGTTGTTCAAGTTATTGATTGTGTTGAGAGCTAACTATGACTGCTAATTGGGAAAAAAGATCATTACATAGTTTTGGTTCTAATTTTAGAATAGATGTATGTAATCCACAAACTACTACTGCTGGTAGCCAAATATATGAAATATATGGGGTGACCGATAAGGAAGAGGATGTAAACCTTGTGGGTTTGGGTGAGAATGGAAACTTTCACATCTACAATGACAGAACTATTGAAATTGTTGGTGGACAAAAAGCAACATCTTCTGGGGTTGATATTTTAATCCAAGGCAAGAATGGGGATGTATGTATCAATGCGGATAGAAATGGCAGAGTTCGTATTCGCGCTAAAGATATTACCCTACAAGCTGATGAGGATATTGATATAGTTGCTGGTAGAAATGTCAGTATTAAATCTGGATCTGGTCGTACTCTTATAGCAGGTAATGTTTTAGAGAAGAGTGGTCTTAAGGGAAACTTATTAGACGACGCTGCGCAGTGGGCTACTAGAGTATTTGAGGATACTGGTCTTCCTGCTGGTGCTTTTGGGGCATTACTCTCACCATTTTCAGGTCTTACTGATCTAGCTGGTGGTTTAATATCATCTCCTAGTTTGTTTTCTGGATTAGTTGATGGGGCTATTGGCGGAGCATTAAGTGGAATTACTGGAGGTCTTGGTGGTATTGCTAGTGGTGCTTTGGGTGGTCTCACTGGTGGTCTTGGTGATCTTGCTGGCGGAGCCATTGGTGGATTAACTGGTGGTCTAACTGATGCTATTGGTGGTGGTCTTGGTGATCTTGCTGGTGGTCTTGTAGGTGACACTCTCGGTGGTGTTGTTGATGGTGCCCTTGGTGGAATTACTGGAGGTCTTGGTGGAATTGCTGATGGAGCCCTTGGTGGGCTTACAGGTGGTCTTAATAATGCTGTAGGTGGTCTTACGGATGGTCTTACTTCTACTGTTAATAATTTGAGTGGTGGTCTAACTCAAAGTGTCGGTGATTTTATGGGATTTGATCTTAACCAGAGCGTTGGTGGGCTTGCCACTAATGCTACAAATAGTCTTTTAAATGACCTCACATCAGGTTTAACTGATAATATTGGTAATGCTATTGATTTTGAAGAAGAATAGTTCTCTACTAAAACCCACCTAAATACACCAGCACCCGTTTTATTATTGACTAGTAATGGCTATTCAATTTCCAGCAAATCCAACAATTGGCGATCTGTTTACAGACGTTTCTACAAATATCACTTACTTTTGGAGTGGTAAATATTGGTCTGCCCAAGGTCCAGGAACTGGTATAGGAGCCACAGGCGCTTCTGGTTCCGTGGGATCTACTGGGTTTGGTGCGACAGGCGCTACTGGTATTAAAGGTCCAAAGGGAAAAACTGGTTCTACTGGTCCCAAGGGATCAACAGGACCTAAAGGTTTTATTGGATTAACAGGAGCTACTGGTCCTGATGGATCACCTGGTGGTGCTACTGGTCCAGAAGGTCCTCTAGGTGCTACTGGAACTACTGGTCCCCAAGGAAGTACAGGACCTCTAGGTTCTACTGGAGCTACAGGTCCTCAAGGTGATCCAGGTGGAGCTACGGGTGCTACTGGTATTGCTGGTCTTACTGGAAATCCTGGCGCTACTGGCAGTGAAGGTCCTGCTGGATCTCCTGGTGGTGCTACTGGTGCTACTGGTGTACAAGGTCCTCGTGGTGCGACTGGTTCTGGTGCCACTGGTCTTACTGGCTCTACGGGCTCACTTGGTCCTGTTGGTCCTCAAGGTTCACCTGGTGGTGCTACTGGTTCTACTGGTCCTCAAGGTTCTACTGGTATTGGTGCTACAGGTGCTACTGGAATTCAGGGTGAAATTGGATCCACTGGAGTAATTGGTCCACAAGGTGCTACTGGTATAAGTATTACTGGCGCAACTGGTCCTTTCGGTCCTGGCGGTCTCCCTGGTTCTACTGGTTTGACTGGAACTACAGGAGCCACTGGTGAACTTGGTCCTGTTGGAACAACTGGATCTACTGGTCCTCAAGGCGATCCTGGTGGTGCTACTGGCGCTACAGGTGTTATTGGTACTACTGGAGCCACTGGTGTAACTGGTTCTACTGGTGCTGACGGCGCAACTGGTCCCCAAGGTCAAGCATCTCTAGTCCCAGGTCCTGATGGTTCTACTGGTTCTACTGGACCATTGGGTTCTACTGGTGCCACAGGAATTACTGGTGCCACTGGTAATGATGGTCCTACAGGTCCTCTAGGACCTAGAGGTTTCGTTGGTTCTACTGGTGCTACTGGTGTTGTTGGTCCTTCTGGTGGTATTACAGCTCAATGGGAAACTAGCGTATCAGTTCTAAATGCTAACAACGCAGCTCTAATTGCAGATTCCACTGGTTCTAATCTAAAAATATTTAAAGTATCAAAATTTGATCAAGGTTTTGGTGACCAAACGGCATTCTTAAGTGGATTGGTACGGGGAAATACAATCACACTAGCTTCTGGCACTGGATCTTATATCTTTGATGTCAAGGCTAATAGTGGTCTAGTTAATTCTGCTGGTGTTGAATGTTTCACTATCTTGGTTGAATCCACAGGTGGTAGTGGAGTACTTGATGCGGGTACAATTACACTAACCAAGACAGCAACTAGCGCAACATTTGTATTTAATACAGTATCTATTGCGTATCCTAGTGCTGATGGAGACCTAACTATTGACTATAACTTTGAGTTCAACGGATATCCAAAGTATTTGGCATTCTCTCCAACTGATGTTTTGGGTGAAGATGTAACACAGTTCTTCTTTGATCCTTTGGCTAATAGTGGAGCCTTTACTGAATTCTATTTCCAAGCACAAATTACTGGCTCAATAAACGATTTTAGGTTTAATGTAGCAGGTGGTCATTATTACGCAGACATTAACTCTTGGTTATATGTCGGTGAAGTAGAGACTTTATATGAAGTCCCTGTAGGTAGTGCTGATAATATCGCAGAAATTTGGAATGTTCAGGTTGCTGGTATATCCAAAGGTGCTACGGGTGTTGCTGGTTCTCCTGGTGGTGCTACTGGTGCCACTGGTATTGAAGGTCCTGCTGGATCTCCTGGTGGTGCTACTGGTGCCACTGGTATTCCTGGTACTCCTGGCGCAGATGGAGCAACTGGTCCCAGCGGTGCTGCTGGTCTTCCTGGTATTCAAGGCGATCCTGGCGGTGCCACAGGTGCTACTGGATTTACTGGTGCTGTTGGTGCTACTGGTATTGATGGAGTAATTGGAACCACAGGTGCTACTGGTCCTCAAGGTTCTCCTGGTGGAGCTACTGGTGCCACTGGTCTCCAAGGTTCTACTGGTTTAGGTGCTACTGGAGCTACTGGTCCTCAAGGCGATCCTGGCGGTGCTACAGGTCCTACAGGTTTACAGGGAAATCCTGGTACAAATGGTATTCCTGGTGATCCTGGCACAAATGGTGGAGACGGATCTACTGGTGCTACTGGTCCTCAAGGTACATTTGGATCTACTGGTGCTACTGGATTGACTGGTCCCACAGGTCTCGGTGAACTTGGTGGTACAGGTGCTACAGGTGCTACAGGTCTTCCTGGTGCGGGTGGAACACCTGGTGCTGCTGGTGAATTTGGTGCTACAGGTCTTCAAGGTAGTCAAGGTGTAGATGGAATACAGGGTGTTGAGGGATTAGTTGGTGCTACTGGTCCCACTGGTCCCCAAGGTCCTGCTGATGGTAGCACTGGTGCTACTGGTGCTATTGGACCCGTTGGTTCTACAGGTGAAACAGGTGAGCCTGGTCCCCCTGGTCCTTTCGGTGGTCCTCCTGGTCCTGATGGTCCTCCTGGTCCTGGTGGCGGTCCTACTGGTGCTACAGGTGCTACAGGTATTCCTGGTGCTACTGGTGTGCGGGGCGAGAAAGGAGATTCTGGTTCAATTGGTGCTCCTGGTTCTACTGGTGTTGAAGGTCCCAAGGGTGATGGTGGTGCTACTGGTCCTCAAGGTATTCAGGGATTCCAGGGTAATAATGGTGGATTAGGCGCTACTGGTGCTACTGGACCTGATGTGAGGGCAGTAGGTGTTAATGCAATCTTTACTACGGCAGATGGAAAAACTATAACTGTTACTGATGGAATTGTTACTAATGTAGTTGACGCTTAACTTACCCACCACTCTTTATTATGACTTATATCAATAAAAAAGTACCAGGAAATGGATCTCTACGTGTTGTCCGAAACGGTCAGTTAGAGTATGCTGGGCTCCCATTAAATAAAGACAATAACCAAATAGTCACATTCGATGTAAAGAATGATGAATTTGAGTCTACTAACTTAAAAGACCTATTGGCTTTGGGTGGAGGTGGTACTGGCACTGCTTTGACTGTGAGAGAATCGCAGGGCTTTGGTGGTACTATTGGTGAAAGTCTATCCAATATTAATACAATAACCTTTGACGAAAATACTGGCTTTAATGTAGAAGATGCTGGTGATGGCGAAGCATTCATTAGATTGGGTTCAGCATTCGCTCCCTGGTTTGTTGCTGGTCAAGGAACATTGAGACCAGATGGTGAGGAAGCTATTACCTTTGTTGCTGGTGTTGGTATTGCTATATCAACCAAAACTACAAGAACTGGTATTGGTACTACATTATCTAAAGCAATTATCTTTACGAGTACTGGTGTTCCTGGTCCTCCTGGTCCTTCTGGTGGTGCTACTGGTGTTGTTGGTCCTGTTGGTCCTGATGGTCCCGTTGGCTCTACTGGATTAACAGGAGCCACTGGTCCTACAGGTCCTGATGGAGCTACTGGGTCTAGTGGAATTCAAGGTGCTACTGGTCCTAGAGGTTTTATTGGTAGTACTGGAGCCACTGGTCCCCTAGGTTCTACTGGCGTACCAGGTGCTACAGGACCTAGGGGATTTATTGGTGCTAGTGGTTCTACAGGTCCTCAAGGTAGTACTGGTGTTCAAGGTGCTACTGGTACTACTGGTCCTCAAGGAACTACTGGTGCTACTGGAGTTTTTGGTTCAACAGGTGCCACTGGTCTTAGTGTAATTGGATCTACTGGTGCCACTGGTCCCCAAGGTTCTACTGGCTCAACGGGTGCCACTGGAGTTTTTGGTTCTACTGGTGCTACTGGTACTGCTGGTCCTACTGGTGCTACAGGGGCAGGTCTTACTGGTGCCACAGGACCTACTGGATCTACTGGAATTCAAGGTGCCACTGGTTCCACAGGACCTACTGGATCTACGGGAGCGGGTGCCACAGGACCTACTGGATCTACTGGGATTCAAGGCGCTACTGGTCCCCGAGGCACTACTGGTGCTACTGGGTCAGGTGGAACAGGTGCTACAGGATCTACTGGAATTCAAGGCGCTACTGGTCCCCAAGGAACTACTGGTGCCACTGGATTTGGAGCCACAGGACCTACTGGATCTACTGGGATTCAAGGCGCTACTGGTCCGCAAGGAACTACTGGTGCTACTGGGTCTGGTGGAACAGGTGCCACTGGCTTTACTGGCTCTACTGGTTCAACTGGTCCCCAAGGAACTACTGGTGCCACTGGATTTGGAGCCACAGGACCTACTGGGTCTACTGGAATTGACGGTGCCACTGGTCCACAAGGAACTACTGGAGCTACTGGATTTGGAGCCACAGGACCTACGGGCTCTACTGGAATTCAGGGTGCTACTGGTCCCCAAGGAACTACAGGAGCCACTGGATTTGGAACTACAGGTGCTACTGGAATTCAGGGTGCTACAGGAGAGGAAGGATCTTTGGGTGCTACTGGTGTCACCGGAGCAACTGGTTTAGGCGCTACTGGTGCTACAGGCACATCTGGATCTACTGGTCCTATTGGAGCTACTGGTTCTTTGGGTGCTACTGGTGCTACAGGTTCTCCTGGAACTGGGGGATCTACTGGACTTGACGGTGCTACTGGTGCTACTGGATTTGGTGCCACTGGTGCTACAGGTACATTTGGATCTACTGGAGCTACTGGCTCTCTAGGTTCTACTGGAGCAACTGGTTCCTTGGGTGCTACTGGTACTCAAGGTGCTACTGGATTGTTGGGTTCTACTGGAGCTACTGGTCCATTGGGTTCCACAGGTGCTACAGGATTGGGTGCTACAGGTCTCAGAGGAGCTACTGGTCCATTGGGTCCCACAGGTGCTACAGGATTGGGTGCCACTGGTCTCGCAGGTTCTACAGGTCCTACTGGAGCTACTGGTTCTTTTGGTGCTACAGGTCTTGATGGTCCTCCTGGATCTACTGGAGCAACAGGATTAGGTGCTACTGGCATTCCTGGTGGTACTGGTCCCCTTGGTTCTACAGGTGCTACTGGTGCTCCAGGAACAAGTATCAATGTAAAGGGAACAGTACCAACCTTTGCTGACCTACCAACAGTTGGTAATCAGGTAAATGATTTGTATTTGGTTGCTGATGAGGGTGGTGAAGGATATGTATGGGATGGTTCAGCCTGGAATGCTGTCGGTAAGATTCAAGGTCCCACTGGTCCTCAAGGTGCTACTGGCGCAGGTGCTACTGGTGCTACTGGTCCATTAGGTGCTACAGGTGCTACTGGTCCACTGGGCTCTACAGGTGCTACGGGTGTATTTGATAATACTAGTGATATCAATACTACTGGTAATATTGAAGCCTCAATTATTACAGCAACTGTAAAGTTTATAGGTGATTTTGATGGCAATGCGGCAAGTGCAGATGAAGCAGCATTATCAATTGAGTCTCAAGTATCAACAGCAGGTGGAACTGATGATGACCATAGAGTTATAATTGTTGATGGTGTTAATGGACCACTCGGACTAGAAAGTGATAATGGGCTATTTTACAGACCATTATCAAATACATTATTTGCTGGTAAATTTATCGGTGAAGGTGTTATCTCTGCTTTCGGTGATGATACTACTGGAACGCAGGCTATATCTAGTAGTACAACTTGGATCAATTCAACGTTGTCAGTTTCTATCACAAAACAATTATCAACTAGTTCTATTCTTGTTCTTGTAAGTCAATCATATTTGGCTAGTTCTGCTGTTGGTGGCATCAGGATACAGAGAGGAGGAACTACAATTTTGAGTGCCGATGCTGATATTGGAGTATTAAGTGCCACTGCTGGTACACCATTAACTACTACATCTCTATTGAATAGATGGACTGCTACCTACTTGGATTCAACTACAGCTACTGGAAATATTACATATTCTACGCAGTTTAGGAGAAGCTCTGGTGGTGGGTTCTTTGCGACTCAACCATCAGGCAATATTAGTACCATCCAAGTTTTTGAGATTGGTTGATCCTATGGTATAATACATAGGATACACTCAACATATATTATGCGATTTCATATTCTAGGTTTGCCCCACACGGTGTCTAGTAAAGAATATGTTGCCTGTGCTTATACCCAAAAGGTAGTAAAGTTTGGCAAGATGATGAAAGAACGTGGGCACGAAATAATTCACTATGGTCACGAAGATAGTGATCTAGTATGCGATGAGCACGTTACTGTGACTACTAATGCCGACCTAGAGAAGGCATATGGATCCTATGATTGGAGAAAGAACTTCTTCAAGTTCAATACTGGCGATCACGCATATCAAACATTCTATAAAAATGGGATTGAAGAAGTTGGAAAACGTAAGCAGAAGAATGACTTTATTCTCCCTTTTTGGGGATCAGGTACTCGCCCTATTTGTGATGCTCATCCTGACCTTATCACAGTAGAGCCTGGTATTGGCTACGCAGGGGGTCATTGGGCTAACTGGAAGATCTTTGAGAGCTATGCTATTATGCATGCCTATCAAGGCTTGGCGGCTGTTGGCACTTGTCAGCAAAGCTGGTATGATGTAGTCATCCCAAACTATTTTGATCTAGAGGACTTTGAGTATGCGCCAGAGAATAAAGAGGATTATTTTCTATTTTTGGGTCGTGTATATTCGGGTAAGGGTATTGACATTGCCGTCCAAGTAACTGAGAAGATTGGAGCCAAGCTAGTAGTAGCTGGTCAGAACCCAGAGAACAGAACATTCCCACCACACGTTGAGTTCGTTGGCTATGCCGACGTAGAGACCCGTAAGCGCCTTATGAGCCGCGCTAAGGCGTCCTTTGTAGCTTCCACATACTTAGAGCCATTCGGTGGCGTACAGGTAGAGAACTTGCTCTCAGGCACCCCTACGATCACTACTGACTGGGGAGCATTCGTAGAGAACAACCCACACGGAGTAACTGGATTCCGTTGCCGCACCTTTGCTGATTTTGTAAATGCCGCTAAAAACATTGATAGCATTGCTCCTAGCGTATGTCGTAGTTATGGCGAGCAGTTCTCCCTAGAGAATGTGGCACCAAGATATGAGAAGTTTTTCCAAGATGTTCTCAATGTATATACTGGGGAAGGTTGGTATAAACTATGAAAAGAATTGCCTTTTTTACATACAATGAATGGGCTTTCGGGTCTATTCATAAGGCTTTAATAAAAGAACTTTATAAAAATGGCATTGATGCTAACATTATTGATTGGAATATTCCATATACCAGAGAAGAGTTTGATGCTTTTCAGGAAATCTATGATGTATTTGTTACAGTACCAGGAAACGCAGTAACTGCTCTACGAGCATATAATGTTCCCTATAGTAATATCATTGCTGTTGCCCACGGCAGATATGATATACAATTTGGTATAGCAGAGGGGAATGATTTCAATTCTTTCTATGCGTATGGTGGTGTTAGCGCAGATTTGGGAGAATATTCATATGACCTTGGTATTACTAGGGACTTCTATGTTGTCCGTAATGGTATTAACTTTGATGAGTTCTACCGTCCAGTAGCAGAACAACTAAATGTTATTGGGTACTCTGGTGTTATTGAAAAAGCAAATCCCCACTCTGATATTAAGGATTGGAAGCGTGGTTATCTAGTCAAAGAAATCGCATCTAGAACAGATACCAAGCTACTTCTACCATCACAGAGGAGTCATCTAGCAATGTCTGCTTATTATAAAGATGTAGATTGTCTTATGGTATCTTCCACAGAACAAGAATCTTGTGGTCTTCCCTTATTAGAAGCTGCCGCAGCAGGTAGGCTACCTATATCAACTCTCACTGGTATCAATAGAGATTTTGAAGTTCCTACTGGTGTTATATTGCCTATGGAAGAAGATCGCTATATATTTTCTGGTATGAATGCCATCAATACACTTAAAGAAAACCCCAGCTTCTTTAAACAGCTATGTACAAATGCCCAAGATTTTGCTAGAATACACTACGATTGGTCAGTTGTTATAGACGGCTGGATCACATTACTTACATTATAAGATTATGCTTACCGACTTAATACAAATTGTAGACTGCCTTACTCCTGAAGAGACTAAAAGGTGTCTTGAACTATTGGAAAATGAAAAATGGTCACCTACTACCGTATTTGGTATGAGTGGCAGCGAGGTAAATCCTGGTATTCGCCTTAATGATAGAGTGTGCTTAAATGATGCATCAGAATGTGCTACCATTATGCATGAGGGTATGAATGCTGCGCTATTAAAATATAAAGATACTGTAGCTGGAATCAACCAAGAGTTTCAAAAGTTTCCTATCCCAGGAACATTTAGAACAAACTCATTCAGGGAGTCAATTCAGGTTCTACGCTACACTGAAGGTCAATACTATAAGTGGCATTCTGATGAAGCTACTGATAAGAATGTTAATGAGGTTAATAGGACTATCTCTATGGTTCTATATCTAACAGATGATTTTGAGGGTGGTAGAACTCACTTTATCCACCGCCACTATAAGCCAAAAGCTGGTCAGGTATTAGTATTCCCATCTAACTGGTGCTTCCCGCACGAGTGTGAGGTTGTCACTAAAGGAACTAAAATCGCAGCAGTTACTTGGTATCACTGCCATTATAATTTTGACTAATGAGTAAAACTACACCACAGACAGTCCACGAAGCACATCTAGCGTCATTCAGTGGACAATTGAATATGGTAGCTGCCGCAGCACATTGTGGTCTAACATTGAGAGAGTTTAAGATGACATTCAGGGAGTTTCTTAAATATAATCCAGTATCATATACAACAGAAACAACCACCCAGCTTAACTTATTTTAAGGTTGCTAAATAAGGTACGAATACATTATTTGTTATTGGTTGATTATTATGCCCTTAAACAAGTTAGAAAACTTTATTAAGAATACTGATGGTCGCACCATATATGTCAACCCGAATGACATCAATGCGACTGACAGTATTTCAAATCAAGGTACATCCTTAACAGAGCCGTTTCGTACTGTACAGAGAGCCTTAATTGAAGCCGCTAGATTTTCATATGTTCGTGGAAACGACAATGATCTAATTGAGAAGACTACTATTGTTCTTTATCCTGGAGAGCATACTATTGATAATAGACCAGGATACGGAATCAAGACTAATAATATTGGGGCTGCTGTAGCTGTTTCTCCAACTGGTGAGGAAGTCGCTCCTGCCACAGTATTTAACTTAAAAAGCGATACTAACTTTGACATTGAGTCAACTAATAACATTCTATGGCATTTTAACTCAATCTATGGTGGTGTTGTAGTTCCTCGTGGTACATCTATCGTAGGTATGGATCTACGTAAAACAAAGATCCGTCCAAAGTATGTACCCAACCCAACCGATCCCGCAGTAGATGGATCAGCCATTTTCCGTGTAACTGGAACATGTTACTTCTGGCAGTTTACCATTTTTGATGGAGCTGAAACTGGTCTTGTATATACTGACCCAAAAGACTTTTCATTAAATAATCAGTCACGTCCATCATTCTCTCACCATAAACTAACAGCTTTTGAATATGCTGATGGTGTCAATCCAATTGAACGTTTTGGTGAATTGACTGACCTTCAGATGTATTATGATAAGCTATCAAATGCTTATAATGAAGCATCTGGTCGTAATATTGATGAGAAATTCCCAGAAGATCCAGAAGGTTTCGCACCAATGCGTCCCGAATTTGAGATCGTTGGAGCATTTGCCACAGACCCCATTCGTATTGCCTCACTAATTTCAGGTGATGGATTTACTCCTGACTCTGTTATCACAGTAGACACTGTGATTCCTCACGGATTGTCATCTGGAACTCCAATTAAGATTCGTGGTGTTGCTGTATCTGATTATAATATTTCAACTAAAGTTTCAGTTATTATTAGCCCCACTCGTTTCACATATCCTCTGGCATTCGTAAGACCCGAACTACCAGCACGCCCATCAGTATCTTCTGCAACTGTAACTGTTGAGACTGATACTGTTACTGGTGCTTCTCCCTACATTTTTAACGTATCAATGAGATCCGTCTGGGGCATCAATGGGATGCTCGCCGATGGCGCGAAGGCGACTGGATTCCGTAGCATGGTCGTTGCACAGTTCACCGCGATCAGCCTTCAAAAAGATGACCGTGCGTTTGTTAAGTATAATGATCAGTCACGTAGATATAATGGTATTAATGTAAGCACACCTGTTCGTGGCGCTGAACTGTCAGCAGAATCTTCGTCAACAAATAGTGCCACTGTTTATCATTTGGATCCTAGGGCAGTTTACCGTCCAGGTTGGGAAACTACTCACATCAAGATGAGTAACGATGCTGTTATTCAGATCGTTTCTGTGTTCGCTATTGGTTTCAACCAGCACTTTGCTGCCCTCAACGGAGCTGACGCATCCATTACGAACTCAAACTCCAACTTTGGACAATTTGCTCTTCTATCCATTGGATTTAAGAATGACGCATTTGCGAAAGATGATAGGGGATTTGTCAGTCAAATTATTACACCTAAGACAGCATACAATCAATCTGAGGATGAGATTTCTCGTATTGGTTGGGTTAATATTGACTTTGATATAACACGTGCTCAAGCTATTCCCGCTCAATTATATCTACTTGGATATACTAATAAAGAAGATAGACCTCCTTTCATTAATCAGGGCTTCCGTTTAGGTGCAAATAACCAAGAAGTTTTATATCAGGAGACCGCAGCTTCTGGAGACAAGCAAGCAAGCATCTTCATGGTAGATAATCTTATTAGTGGTGCTAATAGGGCAGCTTTTGGAACTAATGTTGCTACTAAATCTTATCCTGTACTAGCTGGTCCAGGTCAAGGACCAACATCAGGTTCAACATTGACTTTACCATCACATGGATTATTGAACGGTGAGACTATTAGAATGTTTTCAGCTAATGCTGACCTACCAGAAAACGTGGAAGAGGGTCAGCTATATTATGCTAACGTTGTTGACACTGAAAATATAAGAATCTCAACATCAGAGTCAAACGCACTAAACAATATCTTCCTAGAAATATTTGGTGGCACAGAACTACGTATTGAATCACGTGTAAATGATAAGTCTGCTGGTCAGCCAGGTCACCCAATGCAGTTTGATGACATTGTGGGTAATTGGTTTGTTCATACTAATAGTAACAGTGAGTTGTACCAATACATTGTATCAAATCCAACTTCACAAGAAGGATTTGACTTTGTATCATACTATCTCAGAGCAAGTGACAACAGAAGTCTAGATGATAAATTGTATCGTTTGCGTTATGTCATACCAAAAGAAACTATTAATGCCAAGCCACCAACTCCTGGATATGTTATTCAGCAATCATCAACTACTGGTGCTAGAAACAATGATGACTTTAATTTAACTAGTCTAACGTTTAGGGATTATGAGTATGATAGAAATCCAAGATATATTGTAGATTGTAATTATATCCCAATTACAGCAGAAATTGAGGTTAGGAGTCAAATTCCACACCAACTATCTGTTGGGGATAAAATTAATACAATAAATATTACATCTACAAATAATCCAGACGCAGTAGATGGTAGAGGTTATGACGGAGAGTTCCTCGTAACTCGTGTTGATAATGCGAGGGTATTTAGATATTCTTCTACTGACGTTAAGGGATTCACTAGAGATTTGATTGGCGACTTCTTTACCAACGACACAAACGATAGAAATATTCTGTTGCCACGTTTCCAACGTAAAGATAATCAGACTGATGTATTCGTATACCGTATTGAGGAGATTGTTGCCTTCACTGAAGGTGTTCGTGATGGCATCTATCACTTGTTCTGTGTTAATGGTTCTAATACTGTAACAGAGACATTTACTGAAAGAAATTATAATCAGCCAATTGAGGATTTGTATCCCCAGTTAGATACTGATAATATTAATAATAATCCAGCTTCTTCTGTTACCTTTGCTGCCAGAGCACCTCTCGGTAAAGTTTCAATTGATAATAAGCAGACATCTATTACTAGAGAAACTCTTGACAAATTAACCAAGAGTCAAAATGAAAATGTCATTGAACTAGTTACTGAAGGGGCATCAGAAACTTTAATTGAATTTGAGCGTGAGCACAAATACAATGGAGTATATAACTACACGGCTTTAAATGGTGGCAGTGGGTATACTGATGGTATTTACTATAATATAAAACTCCTAACTGATGGTATTCGTTGGGATGGTGCTAGTGCTAAAGTTACTGTTATTTCTGGCTCCGTGACCGAATTGGTAATTATGGATCCAGGTTCTGGATATAAAGCTGGCGATACATTATTCCTTGATCCAGCAGGTTTAGGTCCTGGTGGTGGAGCAACTGTTACTATTGATGCTGATGACATTGAAAGTTCTATTGGATTTATCGCACAATTTACTGGTGGTGGAGTACTAAATCCAGACTCCTTTGCCCCTATTCTTGATGTGCCGTCATCAAAATCAATTACGGTTCATAATGAGTCTATCACTGGTGTTACTACATCAATGTATGTTCTAACGACAGACAGTGGCACAGATATTATATCAACACAATTTGATTCCGTAAGTGGAATAACTACATTTACGACCAATTCAACAACTGGATTTGGTTTACAGAGGGGCAATAGTTTTGTTGCTTTCGCAGCAGATGGTACAAACTTAGGTAAGTATTATGTCTCTGCTGTACCTGTACCATCTACAGTTACCGCTGTAACAAATGCTGATTTGAGTTCCGCCACGTTATTGGGTAAATGTGGTTATGATGATAACGATGCAAATACTGGACCAGGTGGAGAAAATATTGGAGTACGTGGTGTTGCAGCCTTTGATCTTGGTATATTCTACTTAGTAGATGGTTCAGGAACTAACAATCAACTAACATTAGCTGCCAATGATGGTGGAGTCACTGGTAGTGTTGCCCAAAAACTTCCTCTAGGAAGATATCTACAACTTGGTTCAGAAATTGTGCGTATTGCCAGTACAAACTTTGATGGACTAAATCTTAATATAGTTACTGTTATTCGTGGTGCTCTTGGAACTAGCGTTATTAATCATCCAGCAGGCACAAAGGTACGTGCTATTAACCCACTAGCTATTGAGCTTCGCCGTCCTTCTATCCTCCGTGCTTCAGGTCACACCTTTGAGTACCTAGGCTATGGTCCTGGTAACTACTCAACTTCACTACCACAACTACAGGTTCGTCAGTTGCCTGATGGTGAAGTATACTTGGTACAGGCGCAGGAGTTATCTTGTGGACAGGTTGTATATACTGGTATGTCTGATAATGGAGACTTCTATATCGGTAATACCAAGTACTCTGCAACTTCTGGTACTCAAATCACATTTGATGTTCCTATTCCAACCGTTGCCGGACAAGACGCATCTAACAACAATGTTGTGTTCGATGAAGTTATCATCAACCGTCGTCTATTCGTTGCTGGTGGAGATGCCAATGAGGTTCTATCACAGTTTGATGGTCCAGTTAAGTTTA